ATGGAGCAGCAATTACAATCCGCTTTCACCCTCACCGTTATTACCTTTAGCGAATTTGCAGTCTTAGGATTCGGTCTTGTCGGAGGTGTCTTTTTAATCATGAGCGCCGCACAGCAGCTGGCTGACCGCCAGCGCCGCACTTACGAGATTTTCTTCCCGTCCACGATGGGCCACGAGCAAGTGATGGCCTTTATCCGTTCCCTGTCGGGCCTTCCCAAGCCGAAGTTCATGCAGCCCATTTACGCCGTGAGCTTCGAGCGCTACGCCGACGAAAAGGGGGAGCGCTTTTTCCTACATACGCCAGGCCGCATCGCTGCCCGCTTAGATGAGTTGTTCTACGAGCACATCGACGGCTCCATGGAAAAAATCGAACTAGGGGACGACCCGATCGTCACAACGAAGTGGCAAGCAGCTACGGAGTTGGCCATGCCTACTACGAGCCTGTTCAAGTCGCTCCGCATCCTCGACGTGCAGGGAACCTCGCATAGCATGAACGCCCAATTCAAAAGCCTGAATACCGGCGAAGCTACCGTCCTACAGTGGTGTCTGTTTCCTCAGCGTCCTAGAGCCTCTGAGAGCGCCGACAAGGACAAAGTGGCCGACCATACCTTTTCAGCCATTGCGAGGCTTGGAGCGACCGGAGAATACGCCCAGGGCATGGTGAAAGACCTGTCGTCCGTCTTCAAGTCCGTGGAGGCTCCGCAAGCCCGATTCCAGCGCCGCCTCATGCCGAACGTGGGGGAGCGTATCAATCTGCGGGCCAGTACTGCCGGCTTCCCCATCCTCATCAACGCCAAAGAGTTCTCCGCCCTCATGGGCTGGCCCTTGAACGGTTCCGGCTCCAAGCGGGCTAAGCGCATCGCCCCCACGGTGGTGCATGACAGCGAAGGCATCGTCATCGGCACGAGCAATACGCCGAAGATGCAGAACCGACGTGTGGCGATACCGGAATCCGGCCTAACAGTTCACACTTCCATCCTCGGCGGGACTGGCAGCGGCAAGAGCGTACTCATGCAAAACGCCGCTATCCAGATGGTCGACCGGAATATGGGCTTGGTACTAATCGAACCAAAGGGTGATTTAGCCCGCGACATCTTGAGAGCCCTGCCCCTGCATCGGATTAGGGACATCATCTGGCTCGACCCGCTGGATACTGACCGGCCAATCGGGCTGAATGTTTTGGCAGGTGGCGACCCGGAACGCACGACCTCGCATGTCATCGGCATGTTCAAGAACCTCTCGGGTGATACCTGGTCGGCACAGCTCCAGCGCGTCCTCCGGAACGCCGTCATGACCGCGGCCCTCAACAAGCTCACGCTCTACGACGTGAAGCAACTCCTGGTGAACAAGGAGTATCGCAACGCCCAGGTGCGCCGGCTAAACCGGAACACCCATCCGGACATCATCCAGGAATGGCGCTGGCTGGACGACAAGGCCGATATGACCGTGGACTCCGCCGTGAACCGCCTCGATGCTTTCCTGGGCTCCCGGATGATTCGCAACATCGTCTCTCAAAAGGACGGGCTCGACTTCGACGAGATAGTCCGCAAGCGCAAGATTCTCCTGGTGCCGCTCAGTGAAGCGCACATGGGCTCCACCAACGCCTCCGCCCTTGGACAGCTCATCTTCGACCTGGTCTGGGACGCAACCCTGCGCCGGCCGCCGGAGCACCGAGAGCCCAACGTCATGATGGTCGATGAGTTCCAGATGTTCTGCGAAATGATGAACACCACCAAGGCCGACCCCTTCGCCCTCGCCCGCTCGTATGGCCTGGGCCTGATGGTGGCCAACCAATACGCCGACCAGCTGCCGAAGGCTGTCCAGCAAACGCTGAGCAAGAACGCCCAGTCCCAAATCGTCTTCCGCCTCGCCAGTGACGACGCCAAGTCGATGCAGCAGACCTTCGGCCCGCTGACCGCCGATGACCTGTCGAACCTCCCGCGGTACACCGTGGCCGCCAAGCTGATGAGCAGCAGCGGTAATGCCCCCGTGGTGACGTTGAAGACCCCACCGCCTCCGAAGGCTACTGGCGCAGCCAGAGAAGCAGTCGAGTATTCGAGGCAGAAGTACGGCCGGCCGGTGGCGGAAGTGGAAGCAGACCTCCTCACGAGACACAAAGCACCAGAGCAGAAGCGGCGTCCGCAGATTGGCCGGTTGGAGGACCCGGAATGAGACTGAACACCCTGTTGATTCGTCAGTTGACGAGGGCGTTGATTCCGCTCACACCTGAACACCTTATTTGTGCAGGTCAGCGGCCTGATTACGCGGCGGGCGGTACTTTCTAAATGAATAGTTTTTCTGCTCTATCTTCTACTCAACGCTCCGTCCTCCAAACCGTCACCCAATTCCGGCAGCTCACCACCTCCCAGCTCCGGCGTATCCACTACCGCTCCGGCACCCCTGACGGCCAACGTGTGCGCTCTTGTAGGCACCTGAAGCGTCTTACCCAACTGGGTTACCTGAAGCGGATGTGGGGGGCTTACAGCGGCTCTGCGGAGTACGTCTACCAGCTCGCCTCCACCAAGGCACGGACTCCCGAACCTCACACCCTGGACATCGCGGAAACGTTCGTCCGCCTCATAGAAGCAGGCGCTCGGAACATGACCTTTAGGACTGAGCCCTGGTGCCATACCCGTGTCGGCCACGTCTTATTGAAGCCCGACTTCTACTTGGAAATTGGCGGAGCCTGCTACTTCGGTGAGCAGGATTCCGGCGTGGAGTGGGAAGCCCAGCTGACGGCCAAGATGCGGCGCTATATCCAGGCGATTGATTCCGGGGCCTGGCCCGAAGATCGGGCGTTCCCGCTGGTGCTGTGGCTGGTGCCAGATGAAGCCCGCCGGAAGTACCTGGAAGACATCATTCACAAACTAGGGGAGCAGGCTCTGTTCAGCACCGTGCTGTTCAGTGAAGCAGCAGAAAGGCTGGTTGGAAATGGAAGACAAGGAACGGGAGCGGCTTGAGCGCCTGTACATCGAATCTTGCATGGGGACCATCAAGGAATACGTGGAGAGGGATTAGCGACAGATGCCCATGTTTGAGTACGTCGTCGGAGTGACGCCGCCTGGGGGACACAAGAAGCACTACCATCGCGGCGAGGTGTACTGCTTCCTCAACGATGAAGAGGCGGCAGCGAAGAAAGCGATTGAGGCTGTATCCGCCCGCTACGGCTTCAACCTGAATCAGGAGTACAGCTGCGTGGTGCTTTGTCTCTCAGAACCGGAAGAGTCCTGAATGGATAGATACATGGATAGCTACTGCTACCAGGCTGAAGCCTACGACCACGAGTTGCAGCGCTACGCCGACTTCGATGGCGTCTTCAGTATGGAGTCTCGGCGAACCTGGGCGGAGTGTATGAAGCGGGCGACCAGTGACGCACGGGAACTTGCGGAAGCGTTTGGATTAGACCCGGACACCGTTACTTGCGTTTATATATACAGGATTATTGAGGGTTTAGTGGTAGAAGAATAAAAACCGGCCGCCATATAGGTGACCGGTGTAGCTCCGACATCGCGTTTCAGGAGCTGAGTTGTCCGTGCCCGGTGGAGGCACTGGTGCTTGTCTGTTTGATCCGGGTAGGTACGTCGGACGCGATTATCCGATAAGTTCATAATGAAGAATTGTCGGCATAATTGCTATTGCTTAATTCAGAGACATAAGCGAAAATACAAGAAGTCAGTCCAACTTCAATAGACTGACCAGAGCGGTTAGTCGAAATCTTGTATTCTAAGCTGTTTTTGATATGCTAGATACGAAGTTGGACTAGCCCCTCGAAAGAGGGGCATTTCTTTTGCCCCCGCACATTCACAGGCTGGTAGAGAGAGTATCCAAAAAGCATCCTCGTCGTTGTGGCTGCACCCATCGTGCGATTGGGCACGGGTGGAGATAAGGCGACCAAAAGTAAGGAAGTTAGTTTGCAACCCCGCCCCAAAGCGGGGCCAAGGTAAAGCTGGCGGGGAATACATACGCCCGCCGTTGCAAGGCGAAAATGGGAAATCCTTGCCTCTCTCTACCAGCCTGTGAATACATCAAAGCACTCCTAGCGGCCGCATGGGGTTCAGAACAATCATCAAGCCCTTATGCGCCATGCAAGGAGGTGTATTCGCTATGGCCCTAGAAAAGATATCCGCAAACTATCAACCCTTTACTGCCGGTAGGCAACCAATTGAAAAAAGGTTCTTCGAACCTTCAATTGCAACTGACAATTGCAGTTGTGAATGTCATAAGACTAGGGATGAAGTCGACGCTCTGCTCGGAGCCTACGGTGACGTTACGAGTCCGGAGTTCCGCGCCTGGTACTGCAAGGCCATCTATGCCCTGGGCTGTCAGAAGTTCAGCGACCTAGCCGAACAAGCCCGGACTGGTAAAGCGCCGGCACGGTACTTCAGTGCTTTGCTCAAGGCGCAGCTCGGAGGGCGGTTATAGAAGCTCGCTTATTCGAATTGATAGAAAAGGCCAATGATCCGACCAGGGGATGGATGAAGCCCGCCCGCCTAGCAAAAATGCGTGCGCGGTTCGACAAGATCAAGATGGCCCACACCATCGGACGTTGCTATGTATGCCTGGGAAAGGGGCAGTGCTTCCACCACGTCATACCTATAAGCCGATGGGGAAGCTATCACATGAAGAACGTGGTTAGCCTTTGCCATGCGTGCCATGCTCGAATTCACCCTTGGTTGCAGAAGAAACAACCAGCCTTTACGACCACTCCCTAAGCGAAGCGCTTATACGGGAGCGTAGCCTATCCGAACGTATGCCCCCTTTTTTGAATAGGGGGTCTCAAGGGTTTCCTGGCACAAACAAGCTCCCGTAAGGTTTCCGCTACCTACCCCCAGCTAGGAGTCCACGATGTCTGCAAGGCTTTCGACCGTTTACGCAGAGTCCGCCAAGTATCTCTGTGAACAGGTGAACCGACTCATCCGGAGCTACGAATCAGGCCACGTTCAGGTGCAGATTGTCACCACCGTGGTGCCGGACAATCGCAGCCAGACGGGCTCGAAGATTTACTACGAGGCGTTCATCATTCACCCATAGTGTCTTTGTCCGCCAGGTAGCGGTAGTCCCGGACTTCCTCCAGAACGCCGGTGCCTGAACGCTTCCACTTGTGGCCCGCAGCATCGGTGAAACAAACGTGTGAAGCTTCCTTCAGACTTAGTTTCTCCAAACTGCCACTGTATGAATTAGCTCCACGATCGACTGTTCCTGGCAGGTAGGGTCGCTCATGCCTCGTCTTGGCGACATCATTACCGTTTGCGTCTACGCCTACCAGCGCCACATCAAAGATTGGCAATGGGCTGTCATTTCTAACCAAGCCGTTCCAAGTACTCCAGCCCGCCTTTTCTTTCATGACCAGGGTCACGGCAGAAGCCTGCGCTCGACGCTGGTCATTCGCCTGCCGCCGGTACGTGTAAGCGCCGAGCCACAAAGCCCCCGCGGTTCCTAGGGCGCCTACCGCCTGGCCTAAAGCACTCACCCAGTCTGTGAAGTTTGGCGTTTGTGCAGTGGTGCCCACAGGCATAAGGCCGCGGGTGACAAGAATTGCCGCAACCGTAAGGACAACGACGCTGATGAGGGTTAGAACTAAAGCAGAGGTGTAGCGAGGGGGTTTTTTCACGTTCCGGGAATCTTGTCGCCGTGTCCGTCATTGCTCAGGAACACCGTCCAGCTCGTGCCGCTGCCCTTTTTGGACGAGCACTTGAATTGCATCGGGATGGTGTTTCCCTTGGGGGCATCCGTGTAAGCGCCAACGGTGTCAAAGCTGCCGTCTGAAGCCCTGTATGTGGACTTGGTCTTCCCGGCCTGAACCGTAGCCGTCGGGTGTACCTTCAGCAGCCGCTGTTCACAAACGTAGCTCGCGTCTTTAGCGTCCTCAGCGCGCTGGTCAGCCAGGGCCTTCTCTCCAGCGGCAGCAATTGCGGCCATCTTGGACTCCTGGGCAATAGCGCTCTCTTTGGCCGCAGCTTCCTCACCGGCTCGAATCGCTTGGGAGGAAACGGCGATGGCGATGATGGCCAGGAGCACGACGACCAAACCCCCGATGACGATCAGAATCAGCTTGGTGCGGTTCGCCGGCGGCTTTGTTTCGGGCGTGGCTTCAGTAGACATTGCTTGCTTCTTTCCAGTGCTGGACGGGGCTGTACGGAGCCCAGCCAGCTTCCCCCAGCAGCGCACCTTGCTCGTAGGTTATACGACCGGCACCAGAAGACGAAGTAAGACACAAACTAACCCCCGGCGGAGATAGGCGTCTAAACCAACTTTGCCGGGGGTTATATAGGCATTATAAATGGGTGCTGATTATTTGGCTAGATACTTGTGGATAAGTGTATTGCATTCCCAAAGTGCTTGGCGCATAATCTTTATATAAATAAGGCGTCTAACCAATGAACAAACAACCCCGATATACCAATTCCCCCTCCTGGCGTTCTGCCCGAAATGAAGTAATCGGCTGGCTCTCTGGAACCGCTTTTATAGCTGCATTCTTTTTCGGCCTCATCTTCCTGGGCCTGGCCCTGACGGGAGGTGCCCGATGAATCTTATAGACAAGGTATGGGTAACCAAGCTTCAGTACGAGGCTGGCCTCATCACGCAGGATACTTACTTCTCGCTCCTGAACGTCTTTTACAGCCAGGCGGTGTGCAATGGCTAAGACGCAGAAAGAGCGCATCTACGACCTTCTGGAAGAGCGTGGGGAGCAAGGCGCAACCAATATCGAACTGAATGAAATCTGCTTCCGATACGGTGGCCGGCTTCACGAACTACGCCAGGAAAGTTGCCGGATTCGCACTACGCACGTCAAAGGCCCGGTATTCCGCTTCACCCTCCTAGAGTCTGATGAGCCTCAGTACCAGGACTTCCTGGAGCTGTTACGGCCGAGCAACTGCTGCGGGGAAATCGTCGTAGACGGGATGTGTGGAGGCTGCCATGAACACATCTGAGGTCGCCTGCTCGTATTGCTACGAGCCCCGTGATTCGTCGAAGAACATACACGGTTGTCCCCAATCCTTAGCCGGCCAGGAGCGCGTAAAGCAGATCATCGGCAATATCAGGACCATGCATCTGCCTTCCAGCTCGGTGAGCCTAGTAAGACTACGGCGGCGACGAGAGATAGCTCAGAACATCAAAGTAATCGGAGGTGGCGTGAAGCCACAGAACTAAGTGAATCAACCAACACAACTCAATCAAGAAGTAACTGAACTGGCCGTCGTCGGCAAAGACAATGGGCTAGAACAAACCAAGGTCGAAGTCCTGCTGTCGAACTTCGGTGAGGCGTACGGCAAGGCGAAAGTCCTAGCGGCCGGCGCGACCGACATCGTCGTAACTGAAGAAGACCAAACCGCCCTGATGCATGAAGCCCGCACGAAGCGCTTGGCGCTGAAGGCCGTCAGGGTTGAAGTGGAGAGCACCCGCAAAACTCTCAAAGAGCAGTCGCTGCGTGAGGGAAAGGCCATCGACGGTATGGCGAACATCATCAAAGCCCTCATCGTTCCAGTCGAGGAGCATCTCGAAAACCAGGAGAAGTTCGCCGAAATAAAGCAGGCTGAACGCAAGGCGGCAAGACACGCTGAACGTATTGAGAAGCTATCCAAATACGTGCCGGACGTGAGTCTGTACAGCTTGGACGACATGACGGACGAAACTTTTGAGAATCTAGTCGCCAGTTCGAAGGAAGCGTTCGAAGCTCAGGAGGCCGCAAAGGCCAAGGCCGAAGCGGAGCGTATCGCCCAGGAAAAGGCCGCGGCCGAGGAGCAGGAACGTATTCGCCAGGAGAACATCAAGTTAAGAGAGGAAGCGGCAGAGCGTGAGGCTGCCATCGAAGCTGAGCGACAGAAGCGCCTTGCAGTTGAACGTGAGGCGGCTGAAAAAGCGGCCGCGGAAGCTGCCCAAACTGCGGAGGTCGAAGAAGCTGCGCGAAAGGCACTCTTAGCCCCGGACAAGGAAAAGCTGCTGGCATTGGCTCTGGCTATTGAATCCCTTGAACTTCCCGCTGTGGCCAGCCAGGAGGCCGGCAATCTGCTCGATGAGACACGGGACTTCCTAGCCCGGATAAGCAAGAACCTCCGTATCAAGGCGGAGGAACTGTAATGGCAACAACTGAACCAAAAGACATATGGGCTGAATTACGAAAGCCGTTCCCCGCCGGTACTGTTGGCAAACTGCCCAAGCCCTTCAAAAAGGACAGCCCCAAAGGTACTTGCTCGGAGTGCGGGAAGTACCACGGCCTACCCGCAGCGCACCTGGATTACGTGGGTCATGCAGCCGTAACTGACCGGCTCAATACAGTAGACCCAACCTGGACATGGGAGCCGGTAGCGCTGAACGAGCAAGGCCTGCCAGCCTACGACCAGGCCGGCGGCCTCTGGATACGCCTAACGGTTGGGGGAGTGACGCGACTGGGATACGGCGACGGCCCCGACCCGAAGGAACGTGTCGGTGACGCTCTCCGCAACGCAGCCATGCGCTTCGGTGTAGCCCTCGACCTCTGGAGTAAGGATGAGCTGGAAAGCAACATCGATAACCCGGAGAGCAAAAACCTAAAGCCCGGTGAGGCCAAGCCCGCTCATGTCTCCGAGACTACGTCTCCGGCAGCGACATACACGCCGCCGCCCAAACCAGCCCCTGTTCGCAGCAAGCCCGGCCTCATCAATCCGGCCAGCATGGACCAACTCAAAGCCGCTCTCCACGCTAAAGGGCTGACGGGCGAAAAGGCTACCGAGTTCTCGCAGTGGATTATCGGCAAGGACAAACCGGAGAACGAAGCTGACGTTCAGGGACTGATTACTGCGCTGCAGGTGAAGCCATGAAGCACTGCACCCATCCCTGGACGGTGAAAATCAACTACCGCCGCCCTGACGAACACAAGCTCTGCCTGACCTGTGACGACCGCCTTCCGGCCATAAAAGTAATCGAGAGGAAAAAGTAAAAATGGCCATCGATATGGCTCAACTAAATCGCATCCACTCACTAGAGGGTGAGATACATGCCGCCGAGCTGGAACTAAAAGCAATCAAGGAACGACGGACGGAGCTGGTCAATGACCTGCCGGAGTATAAGGAACTGGAAGCAGCTCAGGCCGCCGTCAAAGCAGCCTCCGTGAAGCTCAAGCTGGCCATCCAAGATGACCGGGAACTCAGCGTCCTGAACGTTGATAGGGGAGAGGTGGCCTACCACCTGCATGACTTACGGGAGATGTTGAGCCATCACCTTGCCGCCTACACCCAGGACACCGCCCGCGATGTCATCAAGGATTCCCATGGGCGCAACCGGCAGATCGAAATATCGGCCAAGCTTTCGAAGCCAGGCAAGCGAGTACTCGACCAGGCGAAGCTGCCGTTCAGTCAGCACTTCGGAGTACGGCAGGTGATAGCGGAAGCGCCTGCGGTGAAGCAATTAGAACTAAGCATGGAGAACAAATAGGTGGCCGGAACTCAATCAGGCGGCAAAAAGGCCGCTGCCAAAAACAAGCAACTGTACGGAGCAGACTTCTATAAACAGATCGGAAAAGCCGGCGGGCATAAGAGCCGGGGAGGCGGGTTCGCCTTCGACCACGACCGGGCGGTCTACTGGGGAGCCATCGGCGGCATGGCACCGCGCAAGCGGAAGAAGCAGACAGGGTTATCTGACTGATTCCCTTCGCATATATTGAGCGAACAAAACGTCCTCTAGCTGCCTTTGGTTGAGCTTATGTATCCCACCCGCAGGGTAGACCGAACCACCTAGGGTGCGAATCCAGCCGACACCAGAATTATCGCGGAACAGAACCAGGGGGAGCCACGCGTCGTCGCTTTCGTAAACGAACTCCGCACCAGGAAGGACGATGTTCTGCTTGGCAAGGAACTGAGGGCGCTTCTGACGATCCTGGTAGTAGAAGTAGGCCATGTAAATCGGCTCATCGCTGAGATTCTTCAGAATGTGTCGGCGTATCGACGGGGTCGGGCCATCTTCTTCGTTATGGAGGGCGTAGGTAGCCAACGAATAGGTATCCGTACGCTCCGACGTGTAGACCACCTTCCGAGCCTGGGCTAGCCGCCGGACTTTGGCATCGCGGTAGATCACTACCGCCGTAGCAACGAAAGCAAGTGTTGTACCCGCGCCGCCGACCCAATCGGCGACGGTTCCCCAGGTGTCGGGATTGAAGTCCATCAGCCCATCACTTCAATTCCCAAGTCTTTAGAAATTCTCAATTCCAAGAGGGTCACCTTGTCCCGAAAATCTTCGGTCGCAGCATGAAAAGCCGCTTCGTCGGGGGCCGATCTGTCTTTGACGGAAATCAGCTCAACAATCAAGTTTCTTAGGGATTGCACAACTTCTTGTGCTGCCTCTACGACCAGCCTGGGAGCCAGTACGCGCAAGTTTAGCAACGATAAGTTCCTGGCTTTCTTGGACAACCCTGGCCCGTCTCCTGCATACCCCACTTTTGCCTCGGCTATGGACAGTTCCAGTTCATGCACCTCTTCGAGAAATTTCGAGTAAACCTCAACTTTCCGGTCACGCAACCAGCGGTCGTGCTCTACGTCCCTGTCGGCTTCTCGCTGTGTCTCCGCAGCCACTCGTGCTGCCTCGATGTTCGCAATCGTGTTCCGGCTGTTGAAGGCTCCTGCTATCAACTGGCCGGCGATGCCCGCGATGATTGCCCCCAAAGCCACGACGATCAGCCGTGCTGTCTCCCCATCCATCAGGCAATCCTACTTAAGCTCAGCCTTCCAGACGCCACTGGTCTTGCTGCGGCGCATTGCTCGGATCGTAATAGCGGAAGCGCCGATAAGAAGGCACCACCCAAAGACACCCGTCTTGGAAAGCTCCTCTGGGACGCCGGTGAGGATTATGCCCGACAGAATGGGCAGGAGGCCGATCGTATCAATCGTGATTGCCGCTGCCTCTTGAGCCTTCATTTCAGTTTGCATTTCTTCTATTGTTTTGCGCGTGCCCTTGTGCAGGCCTTTGAGATGACTGATGACTCGTTCATTGTTCTCTATATGATCTTGGTGACGACGTTCGATACGCTGCAATTCGCTCCGAATCCATGTGTGCTTGTCGTCTATGGAACCATCGGTTGGCCAAGGATCGCTGATGTGGACGGACGGATCATGACCCACTGCCCCCAGGTTTCCCTCACTGCCGAAGTCTGATTGCACTTCTTTCGGTTGGCAGCGCAGTCTCCGGATCAATTCTTTGACTCCAGCCTGCACCGTTGCAGCGAAAGTGCGGACGCGCTCGACCATGCTTCGAATGCTGTGCCGGACCGCGTAAGGCACCGTGAGGGCAGCGCCAATGATCGCCATAGCGACTCCGCCCCACTTGTTCAAGCCTTCCAACAAGTCAGAGTTATCCCAGAAGAACGTAAGCATCCACTGCCCTACAGTCATGCTTAGATTCTCCGCCCGCTTGTTCGGTATTCCCGGCATCAACACGTCGCCAGCGGACTGCGACCGTGTCAAGGTTTCCTGCGGAAATTATGTTCTAATATGCATTGCATAATTATGTCGGTGGAAATTCTGTCAAGGGTTGAGTAGGAATGCCCTAAAAGTGCGCGCCAGAAAATCTACATTGGACGACCCGAACAAACCTGTGCATAAAGCCCTTGCATTCCTAAAGTGCTTGGCGCATAATCAGGACACCTAAATAAGGCGTCTACCAAATGCAGCAAGAATTGCTGACCGAAACCGACCCGCTCACTGCGCTCTACATTACGAAGCGTATGTTGAAGGAAGTCCGAAAGTATAAACCCACCCGGCCATATCATGCCGCTAGGACTTGCAAGTCGAACGTCTGCGTTTGGCATAAACGGAGAACCGCGAAATGAGCGTGATAGACGACAAGATAAGAGAAACATTAGGCTTGTGGGCCAATAGCGTTCAGAATCATCCTGATTTTTCCCAACAGATAATTACTCTTGAAGAAGCTCTAGTCCGAATCAAGGCCGTCGTCGATGAGGAATTGATCGGTGAAGACGAACCCCGAACGCCGCTGTGGGAGCCGCATGAGAACTTCATTCGTATGGGGCGCAATCAATTACGGCGGGAGCAACGGTGCGGACTCGCCAACATAGAGGAGGCCAACCGATGAAGCGCTCCCTCCTAATCTCCGGCGTTCTGGCCACAGTCGCCACTGTCTTCGGCCTCTCCGGCGTCAGCTCCAGTGAGCTAGACCTACCGGGCCTGAACCAGCGCATCGACAACATCGACGCCCGCACCACCAACAACGAGCAAGACATCGTGAAGCTCCAAGAATCCACTGGCACCGCTCCGGCGGAGCACGTCGTCGTGCCAGCAGCTCCCACCGGCAGCGCCACTACTACGACGACTTCGACCACTACGGCTCCCACGTCGACCATCCAGCCGACAGCCGCCCAGGCTACTCCGGTTCCAGCCACCCCAGCTCCTACAGCTGCCCCCACTCCGGTGCCGTGCATCACGCCGGTGATTTCGAACGCACCAGGCATCACCATCGTCATCCATCAGCCAGAGGGATGTCGGTAATGGAAGTACTCGTAGTCACCCTCGAAACAGCGAAGAAGCTCAAGGCGGCAGGATTCCCGCAAGAAGCGCCTAATTACTGGTACGAGTTTGGCGATACAAGCGATGGCGTAACCCATGAGCTGCGTACCGATACAAAGTGCGGCTTCGGTAGGTATTCGGCCGCCCCCACCGCCCAAGAGATAGCCGACCAGCTACCCCGCAAACTTAGGCTAGATGCTCCAAATGCCGGTACAAACTTGATGCTGAAAATTCGCCCCACGCAAAGCAGCGCAGGCTGGCGAGTCGGATACTACAACAGCACAACACGGCAAGACCTTAGAAAACAGATAGTTGAAATTCTCGCCCCCACCATGGCCGAAGCCCTCGCCCTACTCTGGCTGAAATTGCAGGAGGCGAAGTAGGTGAGTCGCCAGAAGACCTGCTCAACCTGTGGGCACAGCAAGAGCTGGCACTTGAATAGAACTTGTACCATTCCATGCTGCCCTGCTTGCCATGAGCCGAACTACGAGCCCATCCAACTCCTACCCGGCCAGGTGGTCTACAACGACCCCGACGGCTTACTCCAGGCACAAAAAGAGGAGCAGCCGAAGAAGACTGCTCCACGTAAGCGGAAGCTGGATTCACTGTCAGAGCGGCCAGGCTTCAGGGCGGTGAAGCGATGAGCACATATAGGCGCAAAAACGAGTGCTACAAATGCACTAGCCGCCGTTGCTATACCCGCATTGTCAGCGTAGATGGGCCGAAGTTCGACGAAGTGGCCTGCGTCCTTCACTCAAGCGAGTTGTGCGTGTATTCGGACAAGGTACTTGGCAACCCCGGATATCTGCGGAGCCACATCACCAACACCGGCGGCGTCCGACGCGGCGAGGAAGTGCGCCCGTTCAGCGCCGAGCAGTCCCCGTCACCACAGCAATCAGCCCCACCGCAATCAGCACGCAAATCATAGACAGGACAAAGGCCCACACCGGAGTCTGAGAGCTGGCCGCCACGCCGGATGAAGCAATCAGGCCCACAATCAGGCCGACCATGATTCCACGCCTACGGTCCATCACGCACACCTCATCGGGAAGTTGAAGAGCAAGCTCAGGTAGATTCTCAGTTTATTCGGACAGTAGCCGTTGGTCGCTATGTAGAACGCCGCCGAAGTGAGAATGAACGCGGCGAACGGGCAGACCCAGCCGGAGGTCTGAAGGCAGATAGTCCCCGCCAGCGCCGCAGCGTAGCCGGAAGTTACGGCCCCTTGGTCAGTCCGGTCCAGGTCGACGTAACCGCCGAGCCACCAGTACTCGGGATCGAGCCCGCCGACGGAGACCGTGGGGACAGATTCAGGAACGGCAGCCTGGGCGACACCAGCGGAGCCGGCCGTCAAACCCAGGGCGAGTAACACCACTAAGAGTATTTTCTTCACCATGAATTGAGCGTGGCACCGGGGGATATACGAGAGCAAAAAAAGAAATCAGGGCCAGAACTTAATTCAGTTCTAACCCTGATTCTTTATTTTGTACCCAGGCAATCCACAGATTTACTGTGGAAAAAGCCGGCACCAGTCAGACGTGCGCACTATCTTCCTGGTTGGTGTCGGCCTAGTGAGCGGCTTCGTACTTCTCCACGATATCCGCCTGAATCCGGCCACGGGTATTGACCTGCAAGCCTTGTTCAGCAGCCCACAGCCGGACAGCCTTAGCGTCTGGACCACCGTGGGAAGCTGATTTACGACCAGCCGGGCGGCCGCGTCCACCGGATACCCTACGGCCGGCGTTAGTAAAGCGAGCGAACGCCTCGCGGAGCTCGTTCGCGTGGTCATTATTCAAATCAATTTCGTATTCACTGCCATCGAGGGCAAATGAGACGGTCTCGCTCGCTTCCGAGCCGTCGAGGTCATCTTCCAAAAGGGTTACCACTTTGCGTGCCATAGATAAAAGGCTATCACTTGTCTGAGTTAGCAAAGACGAATAGTCCAAATCCAATCAGTAACACCAAAGCGCCGGGACCGGTGAACTGCGCTAGGGGTTTTATTGGCTCCCACATAGCGTTGGTTGAGATAGTTCCCAAGATGAAAGTTGCGGCTAGGGCGCCGACCATGCCGATTACGTGGAACCAGGCGGGGGCGCTTCCGTACCCGCGCAGGTTCTGTACGAGCAGAAATAGGAATACGCAGGCCACGGCCAGGCAGGCTAATGCTCCAATTCCGGTCCAAATCCAGGTCATATCGATGTCTGGAGCAATCGGCCGTAGCTGCCGTAGCGGGTCATTCGGGGCGGGTGACGGTGTAACTTGTATAAACTGCACGGGGATACCTCCTTGCTAAGGCGACTCCCCAGCCGTTTCGCGGTGTCCCCAGATACTAGCGGGGGTGCCCTTTCGAAGTCTGGTCAACTTTTGGGCGTGTTTTGGTCGGTGTCAGTCTTTAGTCTCGGCATCGTCGAGCTGTCCAATGGCCCGCGCAGCTGCTTTTACCAGTTTCTTAGTGGGGTTACTTGGACCAGCCTCTAGGTAGCGAGTCTCACTAAGCTTGTCCGTCTCGTCGGAGAGCACTTTAACCAGCTTGCGCTCAAGCATGATGCGGTCAATCTTGAGGTTGGATTCAGCCCGCTGAACCCGGCTCTCATTCCACTCGTTTTTGATGGCAATGATCCGCGGCATGAGCTTGATTACCGCGGCGACGGCAGAAGCAGAGGCTGTAACGACTGCCAGAATCTCCAAGGGGCTACTTAGCGAGACTTTCTCGATGGTTACGCCCTTGAGGAGTTCTGCCTGTTGCTCCTGCACCAGTGCTTGGTCATTCACATACCGGCGGGTACGAGGGCGATACGTTATAGCCCTTTTGCCGGATGAAAGTGGCAGCAGCGTCCTATCTGCTAGAAGCACGATCAGCAGTGCCTCAACATCCTGGAGGCGCCTACGCAGTTGCGGCAAGGTGTAGTCACGCGATTCGAACTTGAGTTTTAGTTCTAGCCGATGGTCAGCGGCCGTTCGCTCCAATACTGCGGTGTCGCCCATGCCACCACTGGATTCACTCATTTCGTACTCCCTGATTGAACGGAATTCCCTACAGCCTATGCGTGTACGAACTCTCCTTGGCCAAGGGACGCGCCTCTGTCTGGCACGATGACGAGTATGTCTCAGGTACCTCTCGCATATTTCCAAGTCGGCGCTACCGCAATTCCGACCCTGCTAGTGGCCGTGGCAGTAGGTCTAAAGCAAGGCGTAACTCATGCCGAAGAGTTCAAGAAAGCTTCAAGGATCGACAAGGGCGTAGCCGTTTTCACCGTTGTCCTGTTCTCCCTATCGGTCGGAGTCGGGGAGCTGGCCGCGCTGACGGCGCTATACCGAGGAGAAGGAAGCTCGCTTCAGGCGCTTCTTGTTTGGGGTGCGGTGTCCTTTGCCCTACTCCTCATAATCATGGAATTCATAACGCCGATCGTGAGTGCTATGAAGTCCCTCGGCGCTGTGATCCTCTGGGCGGGATTGATTGTCGTCTGGCTCATCAGTGTGGTCTACGCGCAAGTCTTGATTTTTCAATAGCCCTTGGCAGCTTTAGCCGTTTAGCTCATAATCAGGGCAATAACTGGGACTCCATGAATGGCCGACACTCCACAAACGAATTCCATCGGCCGGCCCTCGATATTTACTCAGGAGCTGGCTGACCGGCTTTGTGAGCAACTGGCCAGTGGTAAGTCTATGAGGACGGTATGCGCCGCTGAGGAAATGCCGAGCATGACCACGGTTTTCTCCTGGCTCAGGACAAACGCTGAGTTTCTGAAGCAGTACGAGCGGGCCAAAGCCGAAGCAGCAGATTCTCTGGTCGACGAGATGATTGATATAGCCGACGACGGCAGCAATGACTGGATGGAAGTCACCAACAAAGACGGCTCCGAAGGCTGGAAGCTCAACGGCGAGCACGTCCAGCGCTCAAGGCTGCGCGTCGACACCCGTAAGTGGATTGCCTCAAAGCTGAAGCCGAAGAAGTATGGCGACAAGCTTGATGTCACCAGCGGCGGTGAAGCACTAAAGCCTTTGGTGCTCGACAGCACCGTGGCAGCGAGATTTGGTGATGCTCCATCCGAACCAACAACAGATAGCCAAGAGTAAAGCTCGCTTCAAGGTTCTGGTGTGTGGCCGCCGGTTCGGTAAGACCACCTACAGCGTCGAGGAAATGAAAGCCTTCGCGTTGTATCAGCCCTATCCCGTCCGGTATTTCGCCACTACCCATGACCAGGCCCGCGACATCGTCTGGCGGGAGTTGCTGAATGCTGTGCGGGAAACACCGAACTTCCTATCCAAGGATGAACAGCGTTTAGAGGTCACCCTCCGCAGTCACTTGGGCTTCGACAACATCATCAAACTGGCTGGCTGGGAAAACATCGACACGGCGCGCGGCAAGAACGCCGGCCTCCTGGTGCTGGATGAAGTCGATTCCATGCGCAACTTCGACGGCGCCTGGAATGAGGTGCTGCGGCCACTGCTCTCAGATACCAAGGGCTCCGGCATCTTCATGGGGACGCCGAAGGGATACAAGACACTCTTCCGTCTGAGCCAAAGGCCCGCCACAGATGAAGACTACGAGTTCTTCCACTTCTCCAGCTACGACAATCCTTTCCTAGACCCGTCTGAAATCGACAAGGCCAAGCGGGAGGTATCGCCGAATCAGTTCGCCCAGGAGTATCTGGCGCAGTTCAAGAAGATGGAAGGCCTGGTCTACGAGGAGTTCGACCGGGACGCCCATATCAAGCCCCTGCCGTTCGAGCCCGTGCGCCGGGCGCTCTGTATCGACTTCGGCTACAACCACCCATTGGCCGCCTATCTGTTGGCCATATCAGCAGACGACCGAATACACGTCGAGCGGGAGTTGTACCAATCACGCCTGGATGACGTACAGCGGGCAAGCAAGCTGCGTTCTCTTATCAGCGGCGTGCAGCTGGATGAAGCTGTCGGGGACTCCGAAGACCCCATCGCCATCGTTCAGGTCGGCCGCGAGCTGGGGATCAATCTCGAAGGGGCGGTCAAAGGCAAAGACTCAGTTCTGGGAGGTATCAACCAAACAAAAGCACTATTCGCCAATGGCGAGTTGACGATCGACCCTTCCTGCACGAACTTGGCCTGGGAATTGGAGAACTACACCTGGAGGCTTGATAAAGAGGGCAAAGCTATGGATGAGCCGCTAAAGGAAAATGATGATGCGGTGGATTCGCTGCGATATGGCGTGATGAAGATTAGACATAACGTAAACGTTCCCCGCCTCACGTTCTTATAGCCGTATCAAAACATTAGAATTAACATTAGTATAGAAATAACTAAACACTAGGAAATATGGGCTTAAAGGAACTAACCTCAAACCTGATTGACAGCACCCTCGGCCAGCTGGGCAAGAAGAAGAGCGCCACAATGACGCTGGATGAATTATGGACGAGCGGTTCAGCTCTATTCAATCGGGGCGGTACGAAGCTCACTAATACCCGTGCTTATATGCAGCAGTACCTGGACTGGGTCTATGCGGCAGCCTCGACCATTGCCAAGGACACCTCGCAGATCGACTACCGGGCCTATGCCAACCGCGGCACGACCAAGACCGGCAAGATGGCCGGCCGGATGCTGAAGCACCAGGGGAGCTACAAGGCTTTCCTGCGCTCTCAGCCCACGCTAGAAGAGCTGGACAACCACATCCTGCTGGACTTGCTCGACCATCCCAATGTCGTCATGGACGGCCAGCGCTTCCAGGAGCTGACTGACCTGCACATGGTTCTCGCTGGTGAAGCGTTCTGGGGGATTCTCCGCAACGGCCTGGGAAAGGCAGAGCAGCTGTGGCCGATGATGCCGCACTTGATGAAGCACGTTGTTGGTGACGACGGGGCAATTACCGGCTGGGTCTACCGCGTGAACGGCAAGGACATTCCTTGGGACGCCGCCGATATAGTTCACTTCCCCCTGACTGATCCGAACAACATCTACCGGGGCATGAGTGTCGTCCGTGCCGCCGCCAGGGCGATTGAGACGGACGCCCACGCCGCTGACTGGAACCGGAACTTCTTCTTTAACTCTGCCCGACCAGACTTGGCACTGGAGACGGACCAGACCCTGACCCCACAGGTATTTGAGCGCATGAAAGAGCAATGGAACGACGAGTACCAGGGCACTGCCAATGCCCACAAGGTCGCTATTCTCGAAGCTGGCCTAAAACTGAACAAGCTCACCATGACGCAGAAGGAAATGGACTTCCTGGAGAGCCGCAAATACAACCGCGATCAGATACTGGCCATGTTCGGCGTTTCCCGCGTGATGCTGGGACTCATTGAGGGCGACGGCCGCTCCAACATGGAGGCCGCCGAGTACAACCACGCCAAGCGCGTCGTCCGTCCGCTCATGGCCCGCAAAGCTTCGGTTATCAACCACCGTCTGGCGCCGGAGTACGACAGCAAGCTCATCATCGGTTTCACTGACCCGGTGCCGGAAGACAAAGAGTTCCTGCTCAAGGAGCGCACATCATCGGTCAACCTGTACAAGACGGTCAACGAAGTCCGCGCCGAGCTGGGGGATGAGGGCATCAACGGGGGAGACACCCTGTTCGTACCCAACTCGCTCCGCCCCATCGAGCAGGCCCTCCTGCCGCCGGAGCCAGAACCCACCGAGCTGCCGGCCGATGACACTGAGGGTAAGAAGAGCCTGGGAAAACAGTGGCTCGAAGCCTCTACCAAGACGAAGACGAACGCGAGCTAATCGGCGACGCCTTCCATGGCATCCAGACGAAACTCTCCAACGGTTACCAGTCCCGTTTCCTGATGAAGGCACGACTGCATTTCGATATGCAGAAGGTGGAGGTACTGGAGAACTTACCCAGTTTCGCTGAAGATAAAACACTCAAGCGGGCTCCCGGTTCGCTGTTCGATAAGGAGGCCAGCCTCAAGCGCCTGGTGGCGTTCTTCGCGCCGATCTACACCGACCATGTTCGCGAGGCCGGCCAGGAAGCCATGCTGCTCGTCGGGCTATCTGGCTTTGACTACGAAGACCCCTACGTCACTGACTTCATCACCAACCGCAACGGGAAGGTGAGCCGGGGGATTGAGGATGAGACCGATAAGCAGCTGCGGGCGGAACTGGCTGCTGGCCTAGCCGAAGGCGAGAGCATCGACCAGCTGACCGCCCGGGTTGAGAAGGTCTACGGGGCCGCGGCCGGATTCCGGGCTGACCGTATCGCCAGGACTGAGACCATCCGGGCCAATAACTTCGCCTCTCAAGCTGCCTGGAAGCAGTCAGACGTGGTCGAAGCCAAGGAATGGTTCACCGCCAAGGACGAGCGCGTCTGTCCCTACTGCGGGCCGATGGACGGCAAGGTGGTCGACCTGACCGGCCGTTATTTCAATAAGGGCGATGAATTCCAGCCGGACGAAGCTGATACGCCGCTAAAGCTGAATTACGAGCATATCGAAGGCGCCTTTGCATTCTAACTGCCGCTGCACCTTATTGCCTGTGCTAAAAGACGTGAATGAATTATGATTGCGCTAAAGGTAACAAGGATAAAGCATAAATGAAGACAGTCGCCGGCATAGAGCAGGATAGGGAGCAAGCCACCGCTTCCGTATTCGGCAAATCGGTACGAATTGAGCAGAAGCTAGAAGAGCTTGAGGGTAAGAAGCCAGAGACCATCCGCACGGTCATTCCGTTCCAGATAAAGAGTCTGAATGAAGACGACCGCACTATCGAGTTCATCGGTTCCACCAAGGCCAAGGATTCCTACGGCGACGTAATTGAGCAGGCCGGCTGGGAGCTCAAGCGCTTCCTGGGCAACCCGGTAGTGCCGTGGGGCCACAACTACTCCATGCCTCCAGTTGCTAAGGCGTTGGAAGTCGGCATCAAGGACGGCAACCTGACCTTCAAGGCTCAGTTCGCCACCAAGGACGAGTACGAGTGGGCCGACACCATCTTCAAGCTCTACAAGGGCGGCTATCTCCGCGCCTTCAGCGTGGGCTTCATCCCGTTGGAGTACGACGGCGACTGGATGACCGGCTACACCTTCACGAAGTGCGAACTACTGGAAGTTTCTTGCGTAACCGTTCCTGCTAACCCGGAAGCATTAGTCCTGGGCTTCAAAGACGGCACATTCTCCGAGAATGAGCGCAAAACAATGACCAGCCAAGCGCGGCAGCTAATAAAAGCATTGACGGAATCAGACGAAAATTCTGATAATGAAGACATGGAAACTGCCAATGCTCTTAAAGAGCTCACAACCCAAGTAAAGACACTTACCGAATTGCTCACGGCTAAAGCCGAAGAGCCTGCTGAAATTGTTAACGACCAAACCGAAGCGGAAGCTGAGGAAGTGACTGAAGTAACTGAGGATAAGTCAGAGCTAGAGGCATCTGATGGCACCGAAGTTGAAGGCGAAACCGAAGACAAGGCCGAGGGCGAAGCTGAACCGGAAATCAAGAGCTTGACCGCCGATGAAGTCCGCGAAGCTGTGCGCGCTGGCGTTAAATCCGAGATTGATTACAACCTCGGCAAGATCGACTAATTAATCACTAGAGAAAGAGGTTATGAAACCTGAAGAACTCAAATCAATAGTAAGCGAGACTGTCGCTGAAGAAGTCGCCAAGCTCATGAAAGAGCTGCCCGCTGGTGAGCGCAAAGAAGTAACCGAGAAGATCGCTGCCGGTAAGACCCCCAATGCTGACGTTGTGGCTTCCGTGAAATTCCTCGGCAACCTGATGGACTCCGCTTTCACCAAAGACCTATCAATTTCGACCGACGCCAATGGTGGTTACCTGGTTCCGACCGAGTTCTACAACACCCTGGTCGAGAAGAAGTACAAAGTCGGCTATCTGAAGCACTACGCCACCATCATCCCGATGGGCAGCGACAAGATGGAAATCCAGACCGAAGGCAACGATGTCTCCGTTAACTGGACGACTGAACTCGCCACGATCACTCAGAGCGACCCGACCTTCGGCCAGGTAATCCTTAACGTGAACCTGCTCGCCGGACTGTCCCGCATGAGCCGCCAGCTCTTGGCTGACGCTGCTATCAACGAGGGCATCGCTGAGCTGGTCATCCGCAAGTTCGCCAACAAGCTCGGCCGCACTGAGGACACTGCTTACATGACCGGTTCCGGTACGGGCCAGCCCAAGGGTCTCCGCGCTTACACCATTACTCAGACTGTCGCTCAGGCCGGTGCAAACCTCGCCTCGACTGACTTGGTGAACCTGATTCACACCCTGCCTGAGCAGTACCGCGCCGATTCCACCTTCATCATGAACGACGCCATCCTGAAGCTCGTCCGCAGCCTGCGCTCGACCGACGGCAAGTTCCTGTTCGAGGAGAGCTTCAACGCTGGTGACAACCGCGTAGGTACGCTCTTCGGCCGCCCCGTCATCACTCAGAACGACATCCCGACCAACCTCGGCGCTGGTACGGATGAGTCTGAAATCTGGTTCGGCGACCTGAGCTACTACTACATCGGCGACCGCCAGGAAGTCTCGGCTGAAGTCTCCACTCAGGAAGGCACCAGCTTCGAGAAGCACCGCGCCGCTGTGAAGGTCACTGAGCGCTTGGATGGTCAGCTGACCATCGTCGACGCCTTCGCCAAGCTGACCGCCGTCGTATAAGAAAACTAATCTGAGGATATCTACCCATGGCAGATAAGAAAGACCAAACGCCCGTTACTTTGATCGCGACCGACACCGTCACTCCCTACTTCAAGGGCGACGTGTTCACCGTTCCAAAGTATGTGGCCGCCGCTCTGTTGGACAAGAATCGCAAGGACGCCGAGGGCAAGACCCTCGAAGTCCGCGTCGAGAAGTTCGACGAGAAGAACAAAGACCACGCTGCTGCTCTCGTAGCCCAGCGCGGCAAGACCGAAGATGCCAAAGTCGAAGCCGTCAAAGGCGAAGGACTGAAGCCCGCCGAAAAGAACGCTTAGTTCTTCGCGCCCTGCCCTTCATAGCGAGGGCAGCGGTGAGGAACCAAGAACCAAATGTCATATGCAACCACCGACCAACTAAAGAGCGCCCTCAGCATCACTGATTCAGCTCAGGATACTTACCTGACTGACCTGCTGGCGCGGGCGAGTGCCTGGATTGACACCTACACCGGCCGCCACTTCGCTACCGGAGCCCAGACAGTCACTGATGAGCTGCACGAGGGCCAGGGCTCACGGCTTTGGCTGAAACATACCGGCATCACTGAAATCACCTCCGTCGAAGTGCGCGACGTGCGATCCGACGACTGGGAAGTCCTGGGCGCAGACGATTACGAGTGGACAGCCAGTGGCCGCCTGATAGTGCCGTTGAATTACACCTTCGTCAAAGTCACCTACAAGTACGACAGCAACGGCGTACCCAAAGACATCGAAATGGTCGCCGTCCGGTTGGCTACGCAGCTGTTCCGGGACAACACCGTGTCCAAGGAATCACTGGACGACTACTCCATCGAGCACCGCATCCAAGAAATCGCACCAGATGACTTGGGGGTGTTAGCCGCTTACCGGGTGAGGAACGTCTAGTGTTCACGCCTTTGCTCACCCAGAGCGTCACCGTGTCACGGCCAAAGGCCACGACCGGCATCAAGAAGACGTATCAGACTGTCGGGTCAGCCATTCCTTGCTTCATCCGGCCGCTCGAAGACGTGCCTGGCGAGCAGGCCGGCAGTGCCTATGCCAAGACTTACCGCTGCTTTGTGGATTCCACCGCTGACGTGCGCGAGGGGGACCGGCTGACCGACGGCGACAGCATCATCTACTTCGTCAAAGCCGTCCGCAAGAACCTGGTGGGCAACTTCCCTCATCTGAAGCTCACGTTGGCTGACGACAAGAGGGTCTAGGCATGGCCCGCACCATAGAGATTGAAGTCAAGGGTTTCTCCGAGCTTGAAGCGTTGTTCGCAAAGGCTCCCCAGCGCACTCGCGCCCAGGTCGCCAAGGCCTTGGAATACTCCGCCATCCTGATTCAGCGCAACGCCCGGCAGGAAGCGCCGATAGACAAGGGACAGCTCCGCAGCTCTATCGGCATAACCCGTCTCGCTAATGCAGTGGTAATCCGGCCAGGCGTGAAGTACGCCCTCTACGTGCATGAAGGCACCGGGCTTTATGGCCCCAAACGCGCCATGATTCGCCCGGGGCGGGTGATGGCCTGGAGGGGGAGAGGCGGGGCAGTCTTCGCCCGCAGCAGCAGAGGGCAGCGCCCCAATCAGTTCATGGACCGGGCGGCCAATAGTTCCCGTGCCGGCATAAACGACGCCTTCGACCAAGCAATCAAAAACATCATCGGAGGAAAGTAGGTGAGCAATCTAAGCACCATCAGCAATGAGATAAAAACCGTCCTGGAAGGCGTACAGGCCTCTGGAAGCGATGCCTTCGAGCATGTGGTCGAGTACCCGACTAATGAGTTTGAGGGCTATCCTGCGGCTTCTGTGGTGCCGACGGCGGTAGAGAGTACCGTCTTCACCTCCACTCAGAACCAGCGGGCCTATGGCTTCATGGTGGAGCTGTACTACAACGTCGACCAGAACAACTGGGGCGCGGCCTTTGACGTGATGCGCGACTTGGTTGATGCCGTGCTTGATGCTTTCGACCAGTCTGAGGACTTGAACGCCAGCTGTGACTTCCTCAAGGCCGTTCCGATGGAATGGACGCTGCAAGAAGCCGGCCAAGGATTGGTACTGGCGACGGAAATCCGATTAGCCGCAGTGAAAGACGTAGACGTTAGGTAATAAATTAATTACGATACTAAGCAAAAGGATTACTAATAGATGGCCCAACGGAAATTACAGCGCAACGGATTACTCCAGCCCTTTACGGTAATGCTGGAAAACCGGCCGTATCCGACTGAAGCCGGCAGTATTGAAGAAGCCGTGGAACAAGCTAAGAAGAAACGGGCCGCTGAATTAGGCATCATAAACAAGGGAGAGCAGGTGAATGAGTAACAGTCATATTGGTCGAAAGGTTGCCTACGGCATCGGAAAGGAAAGCACTGCCGGCACCGCTGTTGCTCCTACCTACTGGCTGAAGCAGTTAGAAGCAGACTTCAAGCAGAAGTCTGACAAGGAGATGAACGAATCGGCCCTCAACGTGCTGGACAAGTACAACTCCGCCGAGATTATGCGCGACTACGGGCAGGGGATGATTAAGGGCAAGGTCTGCGACAAGTCCATCGGCCTCATCCTGGCCTCCGCCTTCGGCGCTGCTCCTGTCACCACGGACAATGCCGATTCTGACGCCACCATCAAGGACCACACCTATAGTCAGGCTCAAGTTTCCGAGCAGCTGACGATGACGCTCGCCCTGAAGGACGCCCTACGAGACGAGCGCTACGCCTACGGTGTGATGGACAGCTTCGAACTAGAAGCCGCCGTTGGACAGTGGGCGACTTGGGCCGCTGAGTTCCTGTCGAAGAAGCCCACGACTTCCGCTGGCAACACCGTCGCCTACGTGGCTGAAAACGAGTTCAAGGCCAAACACATCTCCGTGAAGCTGGCCTCGACTGTCGCCGGCCTGGCCGGTGCCACACCCATCGTCTTGAAGGACGTGAAGTTCAAAGTCAGCAAGAACGCCGAAGGCTGGTACGGCCTGGGCTCCAACGATCCGAGCAAAATCCACAGCAAGGAGCTGGTGATTGACGGCGACTTCACTGCCCTGTTTGACGCAGCTACTCACCACGACGCTTTCTTCGCCAACACCAACCAGGCTATGAGCATCACGCTCTTGAATAGCGACGTGACCATCGGCACCGCTGCCAATCCGAAGCTGGTCTTCACTTTCCCGAAGGTGAACTTCAGCGACTGGGGTACGGACCAAGACTTGGCCAACATCGTTGAGCAGACCGTCGGCTTCCAAGCCCTCTTCAGCCTGACTGACGGCTATTCGTGGAACGCGGTTCTGACTAACGCGGTAGCCAGCTACTAATGGAACTCCAAGAATCCATCGAAGTTGAAACGCCTGTTCTGCACAAGAAGGTCGTGCTGCGCGGCTACATCACCGGCCGCATCAAGCAGGCCGTCCAGTCCGTCATGCTGTCCTCCGTTACCGAAGTGTCGGTCGAGCAGGCCACTAAGTTCGACGGCACCGCCGCCCTGGCGGCCACGAACAAGGCGCTGGAATTGATTGTCCTGTCCGTCGATGGCAAGTCTGAGGGCGTGCTTGACGCGATTCTCGATATGCCCGAAGCTGACTACGACTTCATCAAGGCGGAGGTCGATAAGATCCAAAACCCTTTACCGGTAAAGACCTCCACAAACTAGAGAGCGATTACAAATCACTGCTGAAGGGTCACGCGGGAGAACTGCATCCAGCCTTTTTCGCTGCCCTGGTGTGCAAGGAATATGGATGGACACTGTGGGAATACTACGAGCAGCCCCAATGGTTTTTGGATGTTATAGCGGTTAAGATTAGTGCAGAAGCTAAAGTTCAAAAGCATCAAGAGCTTGAACAGCAGCGAGAATTAAGCAGGAACACCATGCGTGGCGGCCAATGAATTACAAATAGTCGTTCGAGCGATTGACGAAGCTTCCGCCACGCTAAACAAGGTGAGAGGCGAGCTGAATCGAACCGGCTCTGAGTTTGATGGTGTCAGTTCTCAAAGTCGTAGGTCTTCCACTGCCATCGAAGGCTTCAAGAACAATGTGTTGCCCCTCGCCGCCGTCGCTGCTGGTGCCGGTGCTGCTGTGCATCAACTGGCTGGATTCATGGGCCAGTCCATTGATTCTGCCAACCGCCTGCAGAGTGGCCTGACCGGTCTTTCCTCGGTAGCCAGGGCCTTCGGTCACGATGCTGACGCCGCTAAACGGGCAGCTCAGAACTTAGCCAAAGACGGCTTGATGACCGTCGCTGAATCTGCCACCGGTCTGAAGAACCTTCTGGCGGCCGGCTTCAACCTCCCGGAAGCCATCACTCTAATGGAACGCTTCAAGGATTCAGCTGCCTTCAATCGGCAGGCAGCTCTGGGCTTCGGCCAGGCTGTTGCAAGCGCCACTGAAGGTATCAAGAACGGCAACTCGATTCTGGTCGACAACGCCGGCGTCACGAAGAACCTCAGCATGATGCTGGAAGAGGCCGGGTACTCCGCCCAGGACTTGATGAAGGCCAGCTCGGACGCTGGTGTGCGACAAGCCATTTTCGGCGGCATCGTAAAAGAAACTACTGCCCAGCTCGGTGATGCCGACCGGCTGACCAAGCAGTTTGCTGGTTCACAGGCTCAAGCAGCGGCCCAGACGGAGGTGCTCAAGCAGCAAATCGGCACAGCTCTGCAGACTGCCCTCCTGCCGCTACTACAGGCCGTCACTCCGATAATTGTTTCGCTAGCCAAATGGGTGCAGGAGAATCAGCGACTGACGGGGACCATCCTGATAGCAGGTGGTGTCTTCCTGGCTATGATCGCCATACTGGGCTCCGTAGCCGCCATTGTCGGCGTGGTCATCATCGCCTTCGGTACAGCTGCCGCCGCCACCGCCGCAGCAGTAGGAATTGCCATAGCTGCCGTTATCGGCTTGGCCGTGGCAGTCGCACTCAACATGGACCGGGTAAAGGGAGCCATTGCTTCGGTTCCGAACTTCATCCGGTCCAACTGGGCTCAAATAGGGATGCTCCTATTGGGACCGTTCGCCGGCCCGCTAAACACGATCCTTGGACTCATAAATCAGGTGATGAACGCCTTTGGCGGACTCAAGAATGTTCAGTCCGGGATAAGCAGTGCCGGTAAAGCGCTCAAGATACCTGGCTTCGCCACGGGCGTCCGTAACTTCTCCGGCGGTCTGGCCGTCGTCGGCGAGCGCGGCCCGGAGCTGGTCAGCTTGCCCAAAGGGGCCAACGTCTATACCAACGAAGAGAGCCGCGGCATGGTGGGTGGCGGTGGCGTGACCATCCACCAGACGAACAACATTTACTCGCCCTTTGACTTTGACGCAGCCAACCGGGAGCTGGGGTGGCGCTTGGCGGGGGTCTCCTAATGCTGAGCTCCCTCACTATCGACTCGCTCCAAATACTCGGCTCCGGTGTCACCAGCTACACGCTGCAACAAATCGAAGGTTTCGATGCTCCGGACGTGCGACTGAACGCTTACGAGAAGCCGGGCGAAGACGGCGGGCGCGTCAGCGCGGCCTACTACGGTAATCGCACCATCTCACTGTCTGGCATTGTGAGCGGAGCCGACGCCGTGACCTATGAGCAGGCCCGGCGCAATCTGGCATCGGCTTGTCGAGTAAGACGGGATTCCAGTACCGGCTATCCCGAACCGGCAACGGTCACCTTCACGGCCTTATCCGGGGCTCAGTTCACCTTGGACGCCTACATCAAGAGCTTCAAACAGACCACGGACAACATTGGTTTCGGCCGCTTCCTGATCGTCATGGTTGTCCCGGACCCCTTGCTCTACGGCATCGAGAGCCTAACCAGCGGACAGTTCGGCATCCGGGTTCCTGGCGGCGTCACTTATCCCATCACCTACCCGGCTATCTACGACTCCAGCACTGGCGGCACGGCCAGCGTCAACAACTACGGCAACGCCGACTCCTGGCCCGTTCTCACCATCCGCGGCGTGGTCACGAACCCGACCATCTACGCCATCGAAATCGGAAAGACCTTCCAGCTGACTCTCTCCGCTACCAGCGCGTCGGACGTAATCGTCATCGACATGGCGGATAAGACTGTCCTGTACAACGGCATGAGCGTGCTGAACGCCAAGTCGGTCGACTCCGAATGGTTCAGTCTGCCCTCCGGCATCACGACCTTCAGCTTTTCCTCCTCCTCGACTTCGGACACGGGCACCTTGGAGGTGGCGGCACGGCCCGCCTATATCGGGCTGTAATGGCGAGTAAGTACCACTTCGAACTCTGGACGCCTGATGGCGAACTGATAGCTGACTTCGCTGGACGGGCCAAGAATCGCCGCCTCACGCTGCAGCGCAATGAAGCCGAAGACATCATCTGGCAGATAGACCTTGCCGAGCTGGAGCGCTACGCCCGGCTTATGAACACCACGCCTCAATCCCTACTTCAACCAGGCTGGACGGAAGTGCGGGTGCGGAGGGGGAGCACCTATCTTTGCGGCGGTATCGTCATGCTGCGGGAAGTGCGCTTATCTCCGACGGAGCAGGACGTAGAAGTACGGGCGCAAGGCTTCCTGAATCTGTTTGCTCATCGGCACGTACTGATGGGTGCGCTCAACGAGGAGGAGTTCACCGGCTACGGCAACCAGATTGCGGCTGACCTCATCACCTTTGTCCAGAACCATGGCTGGGGTGTAGGCGGTCCGTATGACTTCGGTGTCACCATCGGTTCTCTACCGGCGCTGAGTGTATCCCGTATCCGAAATTACTCACCACAGGTGGTCGTCAAAGAGGCCATCCAAAATCTCACCAAGCTGGAAAGCGGCACGTTCGACTTTGAGTTCACCGCCGACAAGGTCTTCAACACCTACGAGACTATGGGCTCCCGCCGCGACGACATCGTCTTCACCTACCCCGGCAACATCAAGCGCCTGTCGAGCCCTTTGGACGCCCAGAATCTCGCCAATGCCGTTTCCTACTACGGGGCCGGCAGTGGTGATGCCGCAGTCAAGGCGACGTACATCCGTTCGGACTCTCTGGGAAACTACAAAGCCTGGGAGAAGATCATCACTGACAGCTCAATCTCCGAGGAAGACACCCTGCTCGAACACGCCATCGCCTACGCCGATACCTGGGCCTGGCCCTTCGAGATACCGGCCATCGAGGTCGACGGCAACGTGGCTCCATTTATCACGGACTACGGCATCGGCGATTACATCAGAGTCGACCTTAGCGCCCACGAGATTCTGTCTCACGTCAACGGCTACTTCCGTATCGAGAAGATCGAACTTGCCATCGACGAGAACGATAACGAGAGCGTCAAACTAAGCCTGAGCCAATAATCATGAGTATCAACCGCACAACTGAATCCATGGAAGACCGCCTCATCCGCGAGGTGGCTTCACTCCGCCGGGAAGTGGCCGCCCTCAAGCAGGCCCAGCCCATCGGCGCGGACAGCCTCATCGTCGTCAGTTCCAATCTGGTGACAACGGGCGGGGTGCTCGTGACGCCTGGTATCGCCAACCTATACAGCGGAGCCTTCAACGTGACCTCCGCACTGGGCCGTCTGCAGCTGCTGGACTTCAAGGTCTCCATGTACGTCGACACCGACGGGAGTAGCGCCCATCTCTTCCCCAACGGTTCGAGCCTGACCGCGAGTGGCGGCAAGAAGATGCGCTTCAATCTGATTGCTGACTGGGCCGATGGCAACGACAGCTCCGGCCTACAGGTTTTCAAATACACCGTGGAAAACGCAGACACCATCAATCACACCGTCTACCTGTACGCCAAGGCCTATTACTTGCAAGGAGGTGTTTGATGAACGATTTTCCTTTCCCGGAGCAGATTGTCCGGAAGGCGGTTGAACTAGCTGATGGACAGATTCTTTTAGTGGAAGAGCAAGTCGGCGTAAGTGTTCAAATTGATGGGGCGGTATCTGAAACTAAGCTAGATATGTCACCCGCCAGTTGGAAAGCCATGCGAGCCGCGAATCCTAAAGATATAGTGTTGGACAAAACCGGCCGGACACTTACACTAAAAGATAAGAGTAATAAACAGGATAAAGCGTAAATGGGCCGATATGCCATCAACGGAGGAAAGGTCAACGAGGAGGGTCACGGTAAACCCTGGCGCGCTTTCTTCCGCACCGGATACATCAAAGGCCTAAACGCCAGCCAGCGGTCGGCCGGCGCGAACATGAGCGTCGACGTGAACCTGGATTCCACGCTGAGCTTTGCAGCCGCGCTAATTCCGACTTCTGCGAACGTCGCCTATATCGGCTGGATGGATGCGGTCGAGAACGTCACTGTCACCGCCGCCCATGCCACCCTGCCGCGTAAGGATCGCCTTGTCGCTTATATCGACATCGCCCTCATCACCAGCGCGACGACCAACAACCAGAACGCCTTCAAGCTTATGGTCGTGGCCGGGACCGCCGCTGCTTCCCCAGTTGTGCCCACGGCAGGCACCATCCAGACCGCCATCGGGGCCAGTAACCCCTACATCGTCCTGGCGGACATCTCTATAGCAGCTGCTACCACCACCATCGTCACAGCCAACATCACGGACGCCCGTACGCCAGCCGCTCTGAATATGCCATATTTGTGGGGCGGTTCCAGCAACACGGTCGGCCATCTCGTCCCGAACCAGGCGGACGGCACGATGGTTACGACCACGGACTCTAAGAGCGTCAGTGCCACGATGCTCGCTAACGGCATACCCGTACAGGTTGTGGACTCCAGTACCGTTGCCGTGGCCTCTGGGGCAACGGCGGTTCCGAATGACGACACCATTCCACAGATCACTGAAGGAACTGAGTTTCTGACAGTGTCGATCACGCCGAAATCGGCTGCAAACAAACTGGTAATTCAGGTGGCTACATTCATGGCCACAGCAACTGTCGCTAACATCAATGCTGGCCTGTTCCAAGACGCAATCACAAACGCTATCTGTGCAACTTCTTCAGCCGCTGTCGCTGCAAATGCAATGGTACCGGTGGTTCTGACGCATACCATGACGGCGGGCACTACATCGCCTATAACCTTCCGCTTTAGGGCCGGTAATGGTGCCGGATCGACTGTCACGCTCAACGGAGACTCCGGAGCCCGGAAGTTCGGAGGAGTTTTGAGGTCTTCGATTGTGGTAACCGAGTACCGGGCTTAGTCCGATGAATCCGCCCATCATTACTCCCGACGGCAACATCGACGACGTATCTGTCGCCGTCATCCGCAATGACATCAAATATATGCGAGAAGACTTGTCGGAAATCAAAGCTGAGTTCCGCGACTTCAAGGCCTTCTATGTCACCAAAGAAGACCACCTCAAGGACCTCACCGCACTCGACAATCGTCTCAAGGCCATAGAAGAAACCAAGCAGTTTTACTTCCGCACGGTAATGAGCGCCGCGCTGGCCGCAGTTATCGGGCTGATAGTTACCGTTATGAGTGTCCAGCGCTAAACCTCTTGTAATTCCTAGCGCAAGCTACATACTGAAAACATAAGAGGATAGAGCCATGTTTGGCCGGCGTCGAAAGCGCGACAACCTAGAGACCAAGGTAGACGAGCTTATTCGTATTGTTCGGCTCCAGGGCGAAGCTCACAGCACGATTATGAACCAGCAAGCCGACATGTACGCCGATATGCGCGAAGGCTTCAAAGAAGTTCATAACCGTATTTCGTTCACTAACCGGCCACGCCCGTGAACCTCGACGCTTTCATAGCCAAGTACACCGGCGTTCCGAAGGTTGGGAACACTCCGGAGAACACAGGGGAGTGCGTCGGGCTCTCAATGGTCTGGACGGCCAGCCAAAAGCTCCCTCACACCTGGGGCCACGCTAAAGACCTACTGGCCAACGCCGACCGCAAAGCCTTCGACGTAATCGCCAACAGCCCGACCAACTACCCGCAGCCCGGAGACGTGCTGTGCATGGATAGACGCTGGGGCGGAGGTTATGGGCATACCGGTGTAGTGGTGCGGGCCGACGTCAACACTTACACCCTGTTCGAGCAAAACAATCCCAAGGGGAGTGCTCCGCGAGTGGTGGCCCATCCCAATTACTACGGCGTTCAAGGCTGGATGCGATCAAAAAATAAGCAAGGAGATGAAGAGGTGATTAGAGACGCGGACAACGAGTACGGCCGCTGGAACAAGCTGTTCGTGCAGATAAGAGGCCGGAACGCCAGTCGTGAGGAGTTCCGGCAGGCTGCCGTGGGCCGCACTTGGCTACAGGCGATGGAGATTCTGTCTGACGACCAAGAGGCGGATGCGGCCACCGACTTCCAGATCTGGGGACGCACGGCGAAGACTGACCGCTGGGACTTGCAGATTAGCTCCTTGCAGCAGAAGGTCTCCGACTTGACCACGCAGAACCAAGGCCAGCAGAAGACTATTGACGGCCTGACCAAACAGATAGAAACGCTCCAGAACGCACCAAAGCCCGCAGAAACAACGCCAGTGGTTCAGCCGCCTACTTCTACCACTCCGGCAACTCCCGCAAGCCCTGCGGCTCCAAATGCGGTCAAAGCGGCTACTGAGAAGTTCTTTGCTGGCGAGAATGGCAAGATCGCGCTTCAAGTCGGTGGTGCCGTGCTGTTCTACGTCCTCGACAACGCCGCCGACTTCGGCGTCCCATCCGGTCTTGCCGCCGCCATCGGACTGGCTCTCGGCCATACCGTAGCCAACCGTACAGCTAAGAAACTAAATAAGTAGGAGGCTCCCATGGCCCTATCCCAAGAAGACATCAACCGCGTAAACGAAGAAATCAAAGCCAACGGTCTGTATAAGGCATTCAAGCTGGTCTTCGATATTCTCAGCCGACCGATCATTGCTCTTCTCAAAAGACTCTTTTCGCGCTAATCTCAAAAGCGGAGTTCAGTGTGAGTGCAGGTATAGCCTCGGCAGAAATGCCGGGGCTTTTTTGTTATATTCAGAACGAACGGTCATTGTTCAAGAGAGCCCGCCGATACGTCGCAAGTTGCGACTTCCTTTACTGGATAGGCGGGTTTGTGCTTTACTCACGATGCAGCACCCGGTATTTGGCTAACGCCTTGCCGGGTTTTTTGTTGCCCTTTTAACATTAGCGGGAATAGCGCATATTGAAATTGTCCCTTTGTAACTTCAAAAGTTAGGCAATTTCGTATGGACCCAAATGCAGCAGTGGACAAGATTGTTCAGCTCGCTAATGAACTCCGGGAAACCGGAGGCGAAAGCACCATCGATTATCTCGATGACCTGCTCGAAGTCATTTCCGGCCTGGCTACCTGGCTCGAAAATGACGGCTTTCCACCCTCACCCCGCCCCACTACTCCCCGAAATGGATGGTGATTGTTTTGTCCCATGAAGTCGAATCAATGATGAGCGTTGGACGCGAGCTTCCCTGGCACCAGCTGGGGCAACTTTTGCCCGCCTACCCGAAGTCCAAGCAGGAGCTGCTTGAAGCAGCCGGCTTGAACTGGGAAGTGGGGGAGTTGCCCGTAGAGGTGCCCCTGCCCAATGGCGAGCGCCTCATGGCCCTCGACAAGAAAGGCATCGTCCGGCTGTCGGATAACACGCTGCTGTCCATCATGGGCGGCACGTACACCCCGATTCAGCCGGCGCAGCTGGTGGACTTCGCGTTCACCCTGCTCGACGTAACCCAGAACGAGTTTGAACAGGCCGATGGCGAACCGCCCATCCTGTTTGAAACCGCGATGAGCTTGTCCGGCGGCCGGGTGAACACCCTGATGGCACGAGTTCCCAAGGACATACTGATCGGCGGCAGCGACCCCGTGAAGCTGTACCTGGGCTTCGTGAACTCGCACGACGGCAGTCTGCGCTTCGGTGTCCACGCAACCCCCATTCGGGAGGTCTGCATGAACACGCTCAATCTCGGCCTCAAAGCCGCGGTTCAGTCCTGGAGCGTCAAGCACACGGCATCGGCTCTCAACTCTATTGACGAGGCCCGCCGAACGCTGAACCTCACCTGGAAGTACGCCGATGAGTTCGAGTCCGAGATGAACGACCTGCTCGACCAGGACTTCACCAAGCGACAGTTCGAGGACATGGTTCGCAAACTGTTCCCGAAGACCGCCAAGGAAACCGCCCCCTTCTCCAGGGAGCAGTACGCCATGATCGGTCTGCTCGAATCGTCACCGACCATTGACGACGGTCTGCGCTATACGAAGTACGGCGCTCTCAACGCCGTCACTGAGTACCAGGACTGGAACACCCGCTACAACGAGGGTGACGTGTCCACGGAAGAAAAGCGCACTCTCAACGTCCTGTTCGGACGGGCCAAGCAAGCCGCTGACAAGACTTTCGCCTATCTTGCCTGAAACCTCAGCCGGTCTTGAACACCGGCCCTTACATTGACTGAAGGGGTGAGTATCGTGACCGATAACTCAGAATTGCTCGATTGGGTTTCCCCTCGCAAGCAGCGGGAAATCGACAATCAGGCTGCATTCCTGCGCTTCCTTCTGGAGCGCGAAGACACTCCCGCTGAAGGGGGTGAAGCACGATGAACGACTTCGTCCCTCGGCCCCGACCGGCCTACGACCCCCACTGGGTCATCAAGCGCGACCTCGGAAACATCATCGAGAAGTTGCGGGCCAAAGAACCGACCGACGAGAACCGGGAATCCCTCGCAATTTACGAGGAAATTCTGCAAAGGTTCTCCACCTAAAAGCCTTGCCCCCTGGCTATATAGGGGGTTTTAACTTGGGTTAAAATGGAGTCATAACTGGAACATCTATATGCGCCGCCAGCCCGAATCAGCGCTCCAACTTGCTATCTGTGATTATCTCCGGCTCAAGTATCCCAATGCCATGTTCAGCAGCGACTTCGCGGCCGGCATGAAGCTCACTATGGGCCAAGCCTCCAAGCGTAAGCGCTCCGCCAGTCATCGCGGCTGGCCTGACCTCTTAATCGCCGCTCCCATAGGACCCTACGGCGGGCTGTTCATAGAGCTGAAGGCCGAAGGCACGGCCATATACCGGCGTGATGGTGAGCTACTGGCTGACCCACACATACGAGAGCAAGCCGAAGTACTGGAGGCTCTGAGAGTGCGGGGCTACTACACCGGCTTCGGGGTGGGCTTTGATAGTACCCGCCAGCTCATCGACGACTACCTCACGGGCAAACTTTTACCAGAAACTTACCATGAGTAAGGGGATTTTCTAATCTAGTTTCTTCCTTAATCTGACTTCATTCCTAATCAGAAAACGAACTGACCGGACGACTCATAATCGGGAGGCTAGTGATACGGCAAACGACCCCGAAAGGAGCCGTATCACAATGAAAAGGTATACGACCATACTGGCGGACCCGCCCTGGGCAATGCATCAACAAGGTAAGTGGGGGGCTTCGGCTCACTATCCGGTGATGTCACTGGACGCAATCAAGGCATTGCCAGTGAAGCGCCTGGCCACGGACAACGCGCATTTATGGATGTGGGCTACCAACTCAGGACTCGACCAGCAGATGAGCGTCATTGAGGCGTGGGGCTTTACCTATCGCGCCGCGCTGACTTGGATCAAGCCCTACTTCCGGCTTGGCAATTACCTTCGGCACCAAACGGAGCACTTGCTCTTTTGTACGCGGGGGAACCTGCCTATCCAGTTCAAAAGCCAAGGCACCTGGTTCTATGCCCCGCTTCAGGAGCACAGCCATAAGCCGGAGGAACAGTTCGCCATCATCGAGCGGTGTTCGCCTGGCCCATATGTGGAACTCTTCGCCCGACGGCCACAGCCGGGCTGGGAGAGCTGGGGCAATGAGATAGACGGCAGGGACATTCGGTTGGTGCTGAACTCCGAGCCCGAAGCTGAAGCGGCATGAGGGAGTATCACTGGTCGGCTTGGTTCCCTACAGCTGAGGGCGGCCTTCTGATCGTGCGCGGCGGCGTACACGAAAGCGAGAGGGACTCTGCCGGTGCAGTCGAAGAAATAAAGTCCCTCGTCGCCGCGAAGTTTCCCGCCGCGAATCGTGACGAGATTGTCGTCAGTCTGGACTAGCCGTGAATTCTCGAAGAGGTCGGGGTCTCTCCGACGCTCCTGACCTCTCACCGGCCCGGCTCGCCAAGATCGCCCGGCTCCTCAATCTGTCCGTCGAATCAACTCGTAGTAGTAAGGATCGAACCGTTTTGGAGCCGTCACAGGTTTGGGATGAACTTTCACAGCTTGAAGCACCTCAAACAGAATCGCCCTCTTCTGAGGCAGCGTAAGTCCCGCCCACTTCTGCCTCACCCCAGCGCCGACCGGAGCTTTCATAGTCTGGCGGCGTTTTTCTTGTGCCCGCTCACCCTTGAGAGCGTTGAGGGCTGCTTCCTTGCGGGCCTGGGCGGCGAAGAACACGGCGTCGGAGATACGGCCGGCCGTCCACTCGTCTATGAGAGCGGAGAGGGATTGCTCGGCGTTTGCGATGTCCCGGTCCAGTACGGATTCAGGTGAAACGTCACCTACCGGCTCCATCGACTGTCGCTCCAGATAATCGAGCAGTTCCTTTTCGACATACTCATCCAGCGCTTTAGCCTTGCGCCTGGTCCGGCCACACCCTCTGTCCGGGGTGCAGCGGTATTCCGGCACACCTTTAGACGTAGCCCCGCTCATCCTGGCGGCACAAGGACAGGCCAGCAGCCCACTGAGCAGATATTTGCGGTCTACCCGGCCGCCATTCGCCTGGCGGCTCTTATCTGTCAGCAGGCTAGTCAACTGCTCCCAAGTCTCGACGGACACAATGGGTTCCCAGATAGCTTTCACGGGGGAGCCGTCTTCACCTATGAGGACCGACCCCTTGTACGAGCGCAGCCCGGCGATGCGGGGATTCAGCAGGATGGCTCGCAGTACCGTCCGGCTCCACTTCACGCTTTTACCTGGTGTCGGATACTGGCCGTCGAAGGACTTGCAGATACTTATCAGCGTCTCGCCCAGGAGAACCCGCTTGGCCGCGTCTTGGATGACTGCCGCTTCCGCCGGCACCACGGTGACGTTATCCCGCTCGTATCCATAGGGGCGGTGACCACCGCCGGCGACCTTGCCTTGCTGGGCGCGTTGGAGTTGAGCCCTGGCGACGCGGCGAGCAGTATCAGCAGAGCTCTTGTTGGCTACGTTCACGAGGAGGCGAGCCAAGAACCTCCCGTCCGCAGTGGACAGGTCTATCTCTCCGGCCACGGTGGCAAAGACCAGACGGCGCTTGCTCTCATACAGGTCGATGAGCCGTTCCAGCTGCTTGGGCTGACGGGCGATGCGGTCAACGTCGTAACAGGCAACACCCTGGATGGCTCCGGCTTCGAGGTCGGCCAGCAGCTCTTCCCAGGCCGGCCGGTCTACGGAACGCTTATAGGCGCTGAGGTTTTCATCGGCGTAGACTTTCGCCACTTCCCAGCCCAGACGCTTACACAGGGCGGCGGAGTCATGGCGCTGGCGCTCAATCCCTAGCCCGGTGCGCTCATCGTCCAGGCTGATTCGCAGGTACAC